TCATCAAGCACACCTGTCTGAATTTCAAGGCGATTTATAAAACCATTAACAGTGCCAATTTGTGACCCATAGGCAAGATTAAGATTCTTTAGAGTCTGACCAAGTGCCGTTGCAGCTTTGTCATCTTCAACAAAAGCTTTGACAGATGCTTTACCAAATGCAAGGATTTTCTGTGTGCCAAATGCTAGAAGTAACCCACCTGCTAACTTTTTGACACTTTTATTTAATTTGCCTGTAGCGGTTTCTGCTTCCTTGAAACCTTTTTTACCAGTGAACTCGGTAGCAATATCAATCTTTACTTGAGCCACGATTAGCCTCTCACTGTTGTGCGTTGGTTAAGTCTAGTCTTGGCATTCTCAATAGCCTTTAGAACAGCTACTAAAGCCTTGCCGTTATCTTCTTCATAAGCGCGATAAAGACCACGACCTTTACGATTACCTTGACCTTTAATCTGAGAATTAAACTTACTATCTTGATTCTGTACGAATCTACTTGAAGGATTTTTAGTTCCTGCAACTTCATAGATCGCACCTGCTCGAGTTTTATTAAACAATTGTGCTAAAGATCTGAAACCTCTAGAGTTAGCCTTAGAAGGACTTGACTTAAAACCAATATTAGATTTAACGATAGAGGGAACATATTTAGGAAATTTAGCAGTGCTGAAAGCAGAAGAAGCAGCATTGATTCCCTTACCAGAGATTCCCCAATTAGACAAAACTTGGCTCTCATTAGGCATGTAACCTCTAGCTGTTTTGACTATTGGTCTTACTGCTAATGACATTTCCTTAGTAAGTTTTTTAGAAAGATCAGGAGTGAATTCTCTAAGGGCTTTTCTAAGCTCTACCGCGCCCTTTACTTCTGTTGGCATCGCTCACCTCTTTCGCTTCATCCTTGAGCCCTTGCACTAATGCATCGAGCATTGTCTTGTCTAGATCTAACAATTGCTGTGGCGCGATCCCCAACCTAATGCTCAAGCGAGCGATTAAGTAGGTGAATGGTTGATCGCGCTTTAAGCTAAAGGGTCTGAGTCTAGAACCTCAACACTCTTAAGTGTCTCGATAAACTCAATCCCGAAAGGCTTAACAGTTTCACCTGATCTGCGTGTAACTTCCCAACTCAACCAATAGACATGACTTTGTTGTTCAAGATCTCTGAACGCCTTATGGAAGCCCATCTTCGCATATTGCTCGAATGCGTACTCCACTGCTGGAGTAATCTCGCCTTCAAGTACTGTTCCATCATTACGAACGATCTTTAGTTTTGCCATTGGTTTTGCCCCTTTGTTAGTTAGTTAGATTATGCCCAAGTGCCAGTGATGGCGTAAGCAGTCTTGCTGTTGCAAGTAAATGTGATGTCAATCATGGCTTCATCGGCTACTGCTCCGTTGATGTCTGTTAGGTTATCAACAAAGATTGTGCCTGAGTAAAGAACATTGGTTGCTGATACTGCTGATGATGAATCCTGAATTGCTTGGAAAGCAACTGTTGATCCGAATGCAGACTGTAGAGTCTGAAGGACTGATCCTGTTGCTGTGTCGTTCAAGAATGAAACAGTAATTGTGTCAGCTGAGAGTCCACCCACGAATTGATGTGCTGTTGAACCCATCGCTGTGACCTCGATGCTATCTAGAACGCGGTTAAGCGAAAAAGAAGTTACATGATCAGAAAGATTGACTGTAGCAATCTTAAATCCGACCTTATTGTTTAAGAAAATTGCCATTGATTATTCCTCATCTTTCTTGGTAGTTACTGGCTTAGGTGTTGCTGGTACTGCTGGAATCTGACCAATCTTCTTCAAGAAGGCTAGATCCTCTGGTGTTAGCTCTGACATATTAGCTCCAACTTGTTAGGATTGATACGGACATCTCGCAGCTGAGCAGTTCACCTGAAGCAGCATTGAGAACACTAGGCGCACTTACTGCGCTTACATTATAGGTCAAAGATGATGCAGCGAGCTTCGCGAACACGCCACAAACTGTGTCCTCTATTCCGTTGAGGTTTCCCTCATTGTCAAATAGTGGCACTGTCATTACAATCTTAAAGTTAGCCATAGGGCTAATCGAGATCCGACTGTTATTGCTGGGAGTTAAATAAGGATCATCTGGAGACACGATCACTGAGTTAGCAAGTACCACGCTTGGTGGAAATGCGAAAGTCTGCCACTTAGCATTATCTACTAGCGCAGTGGCTAAAGTGGTTCTGAGTGTAGTGATGGCAACTGGCATGGGCTATCCTAAAAAACTTCTAGGATCAAGCGCATGGGAAATCAATCCCCGTACTTTTGCCAGTAATTGGCTGGACATTTTGTACGGGGACGGCTGGAAATCGACAAGGTTACTGCCTGAAAGGGTAGCAGTACGCGCTTGCCAGATATCAACAGCGATCATCAAAGCTGCTTGCTGGACTGCTGTGTCTGTTGTCCAGTTAGTGTAAGTCTCAGTCGTTACTGTGCCAAAAGGTGCAAAAGGAGATCGAGGCTGAGTGACTGTGTGAGTGGTTACGACATTGAAAGAATAACCATTTACAGAAGTGATTGTCTTAGATCCATTGTACTTAGTACCGCAATTAGAAATAGTTACTGATTGACCTACATAGAAAACATGATCAATCGGGATATCAAAGTAAAGAGTTCCTTCGCCCACTGTGTTGCTATTAGCAACAGCAAATTCTGTTGGATTCCATAACATAGGAAGCAGGACTACATCTGTAGCATCGCACACTTCCTGTAAAGTGGCATCTGGATACAGCGTACCGACTCCGAGTGTTGAACGGAGTTCTGCGACTGTAGTTAATGCCATTTGGATTCCTTTCTAAAGACTCTGGGGATCAGAGGGCTACTGACCCCCAGAGCGACTTAGTGTGTTACTTAAGCAACATTGTTGAAGCGGAATGCTCCAGCGTTGATCTTCTGTGCCAGTGCGCCATAGCCGTAGTAACCTACTTCTACCTTGCCTGTGCCAACCTTGTCAGCGCGTAGCTGCAAGCGTGGTGATTCGTACCATGTAAATGAATCACGATTTACAACCATGATTGATGCATCGCCTGCACCTGTTTGTGTGTAATCAACATACATGTCGAGTCCAAGCAATGTTCCGCGAAGTGATGCTGCGCCTACTGCGCCCATCGCGTTCATTGGAGAAGCTGCTGTGAAAATTGGACGCTTTGTAGTGTCGTTAAGTGCGATGATGTTCGCCCACTGTGTAGGAGAAACGATTACACCTGTTGCAAACTTAAATGTGTTTTCGTAGATAGATGCAGCAGAGCGTGAAATGAACGCTGAGAATTCATCGCCATCCCACGGAAGTGTTACTGCTGTTCCATCAACTGTTGCAACTGCTGCGATTGTGTCAAACGCATAAGCATTTGTTGCCTTAGCGTATTGATCAGCCATAAGGCTCTGCAATTCTGAGAAGAACGCAGGAGAAGTTCTGTCAAGAACCTCAACATCGAATAATTGCATTCCGGCAAATTTCTTAACTAGAACATCAAGATATTCGATTTCAACTTCAGTATCGGAAAACGCTCCGCCTTCAGCTGCTACTGCAACTGTTGGTGCAACCTTAACGCGAGGAATCTGAAACTTCATTCCTGCATCTGGAAGTGTGCCTGTTGAAATTGCATCAATGGTTGCGCGTGTTGCTGTTGTCTTGCCGTTGATGATCTCTGTCAATTGACGAGTAGGAACAAGTCCTGCTACATCTGTTGTTGTTGCATCTGACGCTGCTGCAAGGTACTGACGAGCTGACTCATCACCGAATGAAGCGCGAATTGTGTTCTCCAAAAATACTTCTGGAGCTAGGTTAATGCGTGGCTTTGTGTATGACATTGCCTTTACTACTGGTGCAGAGGCTTCGACTGCCGCAGCCTCTACGGGTGTTGCTTCAACTGTAGGTGTGTTTTCCACGGCTACTGTCTCGCTTTCTGTTGGTTGGGTTTGTGGAGCTAGAGGATGTCCTTCGACTTCTTCAGCTGCGATCTCTAGCACCTGAGCAGACTTAAAGGCTGGCTCTGTAACTAAAGAAACTTCTTTTAACTTAGCCGCTGTTACGACTGTGTATCCATTGCGTGATGGCTTTGATGAAATGATTTCTGCGCCAATCGATAGACCTGAAACCAAGCCTTCGCTTGCCATGATCATCGCATCGTTGCCACCTGAAGAACGGCTTAACTTAAATGTTGCATAGATACCATCTTCACGAACTTCAGCAGCAGTCATTCTTCCAACTGGCTTCTTCATGTCATGCTGGCTTAGCAATTTAATCTTTGAGATATCTGCAATGTCAATAGATCCAGTCTCGAATACATAAGCTCCGAGATTAGTGTTACCGACTTCGCCTGTACCCATAGGCACAATCTTGCCTGAAATCTCTCTGCGTTCTTCTGAACATTCCAGAGATGCTGCTTCAATGTATAAGGTTTCCATTAGTCATCACTTCCGTTAGGTGTTAAATCTTCCATCTCCATCGCTTGCTCTGTTGAGATTAAACCAAGTGAAAGCATCTTCTCAAGTACAAGCAGACGATCCATTGGTTCGACACGAAGAAAACTAGAATCTAGATCGAATTTTACATAGTGCCCAGCCGTAGAAATATCATCCATGCTTAAACGCTGTTCGATTGCGGAGATGTACGGCTGGAACGCTAGGGCTACCAATTGCTTTCTTTCATCCAAGATATTTGCGTAAGTCATTGATGTGTTCATGTCAGCTGACAAATAATAAGCAGGGATTCCGCATAAACGGCTGATTTCTGTGGCACTTGCTTGGATGCTGTCCACATACATCATGTCTTTAGGTGAGAAGCCAATGTTCTGCGCTTCTAAAGTAGATGTGAGATAAGCGGTTGATCGTGTCATGCGAGATTGCTTCCATGCAGAAAGAAGTCCTTGAACTTCTAGAGGTGGAAGATCTGCTCCAGTATTTTTTAAGATTGTTGTTGCCATTGGAGTCTGTGCTGCGATTGATGCAGCCTTCTGAATATCAATAGCTGCTTGAATTGTTCGCGCACCTGTGGTAAGGACACCTTCATTAAATGATTGGAAGGTAACGAGTGATCCAAGACCGGACATTGGACGAGGAATACCATCAACAGAATAACCTGTTACGAATTGTCCGTAAGGATCTACTTCTGTAGTAACGCGAGTATTAGCAACCCACTCGAATGCTGATCCGCGTCCATCTTCTTGATATGTTTCAGTAATTTCAAGAAAGGCTTGACCGAAGAATAGGAGACTGTCTACCAAGTAACTGATAGTTACGAACTGTGGTTGAGACTTAGATAGTTGATTGATCCATCGAGGTGCTGCAATTTCTTCGCCTGTTGATTTCTTTTTATATTCAAGCGGAATAGATCCGACTGTACAAAGTAAATCACGGCATCGCTTAACAGCTGGAACGCCCATAGCAGCATGACGGCTAACTGCTGGAGAGTAATAATAATTGGACGCATAGAAAGCATCGCCCATAACTTGAGGGGCAGCTTGTGCCTCTATAATTTCTGGCTTACGCGAAAAGATACCCATAGACAGAAATTGTACCATTTGTCAAGCAATTAGACAATGTGCTAGTGCGTGTCTAAGTATAAATCTGTGGCTTAGGTGCTGGGATCATTAACTTGCTGACACACATTGCCAGTCCGATTGGGGCTGAGATGTCTCCAGAAGATTTACGCTTGAT